ACCGAGCACCTCGCCCGGCACCACAACGGGGAGCAGAGTTGAACGACGTCCAGCCCGCCGACCTCCGGGCTTCCGCTCGCGAGCTGCACGACGCTGGCCTGTGCGTCCTGCCCATCAAGGCCGACGGCACCAAGAAGCCGGCCGTGTCGTGGCTCGAATACAAGGTGAACCGGACCACGCCCGAGCAGCACGACGGCTGGTTCGACGGGGGACGCCCCCGCGGTATCGCCGTCGTCTACGGCGAGGTCTCCGGTGGCGTCGAACTCATCGAGTTCGAGGGCCTTGCCATCCGCGAGGGCCTGCTCGATGACGTCACCCAGATCATGAACGACTCCGGGCTCGGCGAGCCGTGGTCTGCGGTCCTCGGCGGCTGGGTCTCCGAGTCGCCGTCCGGTGGCCGGCACTACCGCGTCCGCGTCGAGGGTGGCGTACCCGGCAACAGCAAGCTGGCCTCTCGACTCGCCCGCGAGGACGAGTACACCGAGGAAGAGCAGCAGCGGCTCCGGGAAAAGCCGAACTCCCGCATCGTTCGCGTCCTCATCGAGACCCGCGGCGAGGGCGGATACGGCCTCGTCGAACCGTCGAACGGTGCCGTCCATGCTTCCGGGCGTCCGTACGTCCGGCTGGCAGGCGGACCGGGCAGCATCCCCGTCCTCGACGCCGAGACCGTGGACGCGATCCGCAACGCCTGCCGGATGGTGGACGCGCTCCCCCAGCCGGAGGCCGTGAAGACGGCACCGCGCCCCGCGCCGCCCCGCACGGACGGGAGCCTGCGGCCCGGCGACGACTTCGAGGCCCGCGCCTCCTGGGAGGAGATCCTCCGGGGCATCTTCCGCCCGCTGTCCACCCGTGGCAGTGAGACGTACTGGGGATGGGCCGACGGCGTAGGCGGTGTGAAGGCGACTACCGGGAAGGACGAACACGACCGCCTGTTCGTCTTCGCGACCGGATCGGAATTCCAGAGCGAGGTGCCGTACAGCAAGTTCGGCGCCTACGCCCTCTTGCAGCACGGTGGGGACCACAAGGCCGCTGCCCGGGAACTGGCCCGCCGGAACTACGGCAGCCGTCACCTGGCCTCGGTCGGTGCTCGCCCCGCCACACCGGCACCAGCACCAGCACCAGCACCAGCACCGGCGAGCCCTGCCCCCGTCGCGGCTCCCACCGAGGAGGAGCACGCCAGGGCCGACGAGGAGCAGGCCCCGCAGGACGACGCCCGTGACCCGGAAGGCTTCGACTACGCCGACACGTTCGGCCTCCCGCGCACGGTCCGCACGCCCTACGACTACCGGGTCACTGGCAGGGGCGTCGAGGTCCTCAGCCAGAGCGGCGAGAGCTGGACCCGCGTGACGTTCGCGCCCCTGGTCGTGAGCGCGACCTTCGAGGACCCCGAGGGCGACCAGTACGTAGAGCTGTCATGGATCGACCGCAGCCTCGGACGGCCCCGCCGCATCTCGCGCATCGTCAGCCGCGAGACCGCGAAGCGCGGACGGAAGCTGATCGAGACCCTCGGCAGCGCCGGATTGCCCGCGGTTGAAGGGGACGCGAGGGCCGTCGAGAAGTGGCTCGCCGAGTTCGAGGCCGCGAACGTCGACCGCATCCCGTCCGAGCAGCTGGCCCGCTGGCTGGGCTGGCAGGACGACGGCACGTTCGTCTCCTCGCCCGAGGACGGCATCAAGGTGGACACCGCCTTCGAAGAGCAGCGCGGTCCGGCCCGAGCGCACGCCAGGAAAGGGACGCTGGAGGACTGGCAGGCGACCGTCGCCCACCTGGCCGCCTACCCGGTGCCGCGCGTCGCCGTCGCCGCCGCGCTCGCCGCTCCGCTGCTCAAGCCACTCGGCCTGAACTCCTTCACGCTGGACATCTCCAGCCGCTCCACGAAGGGCAAGACCACCGCCCTGCAGGTCGCGCTCAGTGTGTGGGCCGACCCGTCCGAGCACGCAAGCGCCATGTCGAACTGGCGCACCACGCTGTACGCGATCGAGAAGCGGCTGAACCTGGTGCGCGGGCTGGTCACCGTGTTCGACGAGACGATGGCCGTCACGGACGACAGCCTCATCGACGAGGTGCTGTACCAGCTCCCGATGAACCACGGGAAGGCCCGGTCCGGCGGGGCGTTCGGCAACATGCTGCCCTGGGAGACGATCCTCCTGTCCTCCGGCGAGCGGCCGGCGCTCTCCTTCACGACCAGCCAGGGCGCGGCCGCCCGCATCCTCGGGACCACGATCGCCCCGTTTGGCGAAGGCGGTGGCGCGGCAGCAGCAGCGGCCCGCGAGGGTGTGCTCGCCCACCACGGGCACGCGGGGCCGGAGTTCATCCGGTACATCCTCAGCGGCCTCGCCCAGCCGAACGGCAGGGAGCTCCTGAAGGAGCGTCACCGCGCGCTCGTCGACGAATTCCGCGGCGGCGGCGACATGACCAACCGGCGCGCGCCCATGGTCGCCGCCCTGGTCCTCGCCGAGACGCTGGCCTGCCGCACCGGCCTGCTGCCGTACGAGCCGCTCGCACACGACGTGTGGCGCTCGCTCTTCACCGCCCACAACCCCACCGACAACCGGCCCGACATGGCCCTGGACGTCCTCCGGGAGTACGTGGCGGGTCACGCGCACGAGCTGTTCACCGCCACCCGCGCAGCCATGAGCGAGCGGCCTCCGTACGCCGGCTGGCTCGGCGTCATGTCGACCGACAAGGCGGGCGTCGTTGAGGTGGCGCTGCTGCCCGAGCGTGTCCGCAAGATCTTGGCCGAGGCGGGCTACTCGCTCGACGCCGTGGTGGGCAGCTGGGTGGATGCCGACTATCTGAAGACGCTGAAGAGCCAGCGGCCCGCGCACCTGGTGCCCCGCCGCTTCGACGGCGTCCGCGCGAAGTGCCTGGCGTTCACGCCCGAGGGCATCGGCTTCGGCGACCAGGACGAGGCGGCATGAGGGCCGCCGCGAGGGTGGTACGCACGAGGTGCGTACCACCCGCCCGCCCGAGTCTCCGCAGGTCAGGCGCGTTCCGACTGCCGCTTTCGGGGTGGTACGCAGTCGCCCAGAAATGGCACCCCTCAGGCGTGTGCGCATGTGCGTGTGCGTGCGGGCGTGCGCACACGCATAGACCCCTGTGTGTTTCTGCGTACCTGCGTACCACTGTCTCTCTAGAGAGACATAACAGCAGGTCAACCCCGCTTTTGCCCCGGTACGCAGCCGGTACGCAGCCGGTACGCAGTGCGTACCGCCCCTCTCCCCTCTTCATCGGATCGAGGTGACGTATGTCCTTTACACCCCGCCCCTACCAGCTCGACGCCATCGAGGCGCTGCGCAAGGGATGGGCCGACGGCCTGAACCGAGTGGCCGTCGTCCTCCCGACAGGCTCGGGCAAGACCGTGGTCTTCTCCCACCTGGCCCACCAGATGCTCGACAACCTCGACGGCCGTCGAGTGCTCGTCATCGCCCACCGGGAAGAGCTGATCGAGCAGGCCGCTTCCAAGCTCTTGGCGGTCGACCCGATGCTGCGCGTCGGCATCGTCAAGGCCCAGCGCGACGACCACCACGACGCCGACGTGATCGTGGCCAGCGTCCAGACCCTGGCTGTCCAGCGCCGCCGCGAGGCCATCAAGAACATCGGCCTGATCATCGTGGACGAGTGCCACCACGCCGCGGCCCCCACCTATATGGAGGTGCTCCGGCACTTCGGTGCCTGGGACGGAGTCCCGGTGGCGGGCTTCACGGCGACGATGACCCGCACCGACGGCGGCCTGGCCGAGGTCTGGCAGGACGTCGTCTTCCGCCTCGACATCCTCGACATGATCTCCGACGGCTACCTGTGCGACGTCCGGGGCAAGGCCATCACCGTCGACACCCTCGACCTCAACGCGGTGAAGACCCGCGGCGGAGACCTGATCGACGGCCAGCTCGGCAAGGCCCTCGAAGACTCGGGCGCGCTGGACGCGATCGCCAAGGCGTACCTGGACCACGCCGCCGATCGGGCTGGTGTCGTCTTCACGCCGACCGTGGCGACCGCGCAGGCCGCCGCCGAGTCGCTGCGGGCCGTGGGTATCACAGCGGCACCGGTGTGGGGCGACATGGGCCGCGACGAGCGCCGCGCCACCCTGGCCCGCTACACGGCGGGCGAGGTCCAGGTGCTCACCAACTGCATGGTGCTCACGGAGGGGTTCGACGCCCCGCACACCAGCTGCATCGTGGTCGCCCGCCCCACCAAGAGCCCTGGCCTCTACGTGCAGATGGTCGGCCGCGGCCTCCGCCCGGCGCCCGGCAAGACCGACGCGCTGCTGCTCGACGTCATGGGCGCCGCGAGCCGCCACAAGCTCGCCTCGATGGTCGACCTCACCGAGCGGGAGGTCGGCCAGGCCGAAGAAGGCAAGAGCCTGCGGCAGGTCGCCGAGGAGCACGCCGCCACGGAGAAGCGCCAGACGCTGGCCGCGCAGATCACGGCCGAGGAGATCAACCTGTTCGGCGGCTCGTCCATCCGGTGGCTACGGACCCCCGCCGGTACGTGGTTCATCCGCGTCTCGAACTCGATGGTGCTCTTCCTCGCCCGGGACCCGGGCTCACGCCTCTACCGGATGCGCCGCTGGACGGCAGACGCCGGCGTGCAGCCGCCGCGCGAGGACACCGCCCGCCCGCTCGGCGAGGCGCTCGCCTGGCTGGAGCAGCAGGCCCGCGTCGTGACCCCGGATGCGTTCGTCGACCGCCGGGCCCGCTGGCGCTCGGGCAAGCCGAGCCCGAAGCAACTCGGCCTGTGCCGCCGCCGAGGGATCGCCGTCCCCCGGCAGGCCACCGCTGGCGACATCGCCGACCTGATCGACACCGAGCACGTCACGTCGGTCCTCGACTCCCTGCTCGCCACCGCCGCGTAACAGGCCGGGCCTGTCGCTATCAGGCCCGGCCCTCCACCCATCACACCACGGAGGAACCCAATGCCAGAGACCCGCCTCATTTGCATCAGCCCCGCCGCAGCCGCCGCCGTTGTCGACGAGCACGCCGACTACTTCGGTGCCGGACCCAGCAACACCGTCCGCCAAGACGGCGCCCACGTGGTCCTCGACTACTTCGACAAGCGGTGGCCGCTCGACATCGCGGAGTGGGCTGCCGAGCAGGGACACGCCTCCGACTCCGCCGCGGCCGTCGTCATCGCTGGGCTGTGAGGCGCCGTGTTCGCGGTCCTCGGTTTCGTCGCCCTCATCGTCATCGCCGCCGGCCTGCCCCTCGCCCACTGGATGTACTCGCCCTGGAGGAACCGATGAAGCGCGTCACGCACATGCTCGCCGTCCTCTACACCCTCACCGCCGTCGGGCTCCTCCGCTGCGCATACGCCAGCCAGGAGCACGGCAGCACCCTGTACGCCTGCTTCTTCGCGGGCGCCGCTGTCCTCTACGCCTCCGCCCTCGCCCACCACGCCTACCACCGCGACGAGCTGCGCTTCGCTCTCGAGCGCGCCAACCGTCCCCCGCTCCCCCGCAGGGCCTCGGCCGTCGATGGCGTCGTCGCCGTCGCCATGGCCGGTTGGTGCTGCGACGCATGGGCAGCGACCGCCGGAGCCGAGCACGACCTGGCCACCTGCACCCGGAAGGACCACCACGCATGAGCCAGCAGCGGTACACCGCGAGCACCATCAACGACGACGACCTCGACGAGCTGTACGCCAACGCGAGCAAGGGCTGGCGCCGCGGCGACATCTGGAAGGCCAAGGCCATCGAGATAGAGGCCGACCGCGACCGCGCCGCCGCTGCGATCGATCGGGTGCGGGCCCTGCACCAGCCCATGGGCCGCGGCCCCTTCACCATCTGCACCCACTGCTCTGGCTGGAACGGCACCCGCTGTGTCGGAGTCGTCACCCCGCACCCCTGCGAAACCCTCATCGCCCTTGCCGAGCCCAAGGAGAACAGCACCACGTGAACGCCTGCACCCTGTGCGAGGACGAGGCTGGCGAGGCGTACCTGTGCGAGCGCGACACCCTCGCGCTCGCCGGGCGCCTCGCCCGTCTCCCCGCCCTTGTCGTAGAGCTTGCCGAGCACCTGGTGCCGCGCGTCGCCGGGCCCTCCGAGCGCGTGGCGTCCGGTCCGGCCGGATCCCGCGCGCCGCTGAACCTGGACGTGCTGGACCTGGTGTACGGCGGCCACATCACCGCGGTACTTGAGTCGTGGCGGGTCGACGTGCAGCGGGTGCGCTGGCCGCAGCACACGCCACCCCCGCCGGCCGGACTGGCGGCGGCATGCCGATGGCTCGGTATGGAGCTGGAGTGGATCGCCGCCGAGTACCCGGCGGCCGGCGAACTGGCCCGCGAGGTACGCGAGCTGGAGGGACAGGCGCTGTCGATCGTCGGCGAGCCGCCGCCGCGTCCGCAACGGCTCGGCTTGTGCATCGCCGTGACGGACGACCAGGGCACGGTGTGCGGTGCCGTCCTCACTCGCCTCCCCGGCGGGCCGGTGCGGTGCCGTTGGTGCGGGACCGGCTACCGGACAGAGCAAGACCTGCTGCTCTTGCGGCACTACCAGCCGACGGGCACGACGAAAGTGATTGCCTAGAACCCTAGGGTTCGGGTAGTCTGACCTGTGTGCCAACAACCAATTGGCGCGAACGAGTTGACGCCGAGGACCGGCGACAGAAGCGACTACTGGACTTGATCTCAGCCAGCGCCCGAAGACGAGCGGCAGCGCTCGAAGACGGCGTACGAGAGCTGGGAGACAAGTCGAAGGTCGCGAAGGTCCTCGGCACTAGCCCGAGCGCAGTCCGAAGAGCCATCCGCGAGCACGGGACCGGGACCCTATCCCCGCCCAGCTCCCCGACCACAACCGAATAGGCCCGGAAAGCGGGCAACCCCGGCAAGCCGACCCTACCGGCCGCCGGGGCACCACTTGATCACGAGAGAGAGCAAGCTCCTCATGACCCAGCGGAACCCTATCTCCCCCGTCTCCCCGGTGACCCGTGACCACGTCACCGAGGCCCGTGACCTTCGCGCGCTGCTCGAAGTCGTCCTCGACGCGATCACCCTGCCGTACAGCGCCCACGGCTACGACCAGCGGATCTTGGACCGCACCTCATGGGTGCGGTCCACCGTCAAGGGCGCCCTCGCCGAAGACCCGTCCGGCCTCGGCTGGAACGTGGACTTCCTGCGCGGCAAGCTCGCCGCCGAGCAGGCCGAGGCCGACGAGCGCGCCAAGAACTCGTGCGGCCGCTGCCACCGCCCGTTCGACGCGAGCGACACGAGGTTCGACGGCCGCGCCCGCCACAAGGACACCCCGTTCTGCCGATCGTGCACGGACAACTGCGGCGACGGCGGCACGGAACACGTCTGCGTCATCTGCGAGCCGAAGCGGTACGGGGGTGGCCACTGATGGGCCTCTTCGATCGACTCTTCGGCGACGACCACGAGCGCGCCGCGAAGTACGAGGGCCGCGAGTCTGCGTCCGACCGTGCCTCCCGCAAGCGGCGGGAGAACTACCGCAGCAAGGGCATCCGCCGTGCCGCAGATGCTGGCGAGCGCTGGGAGCAGAAGGACCGCCGCAGGTTCGGGGGTGGGCGATGACTGCCATGTCCCGTGCGACGCGCCGGATCGTCGTTGCGCACCTTGCGCAGTGCGGCATGAATCCTGCGGAGATCGCTTCCGAGCTGGGCATTTCCCGCGACACCGTGCGCAGGGACATCGCAGAAGCGCCCGATTCCGAGCCTGAGCCTGCGGCGCCCGTTGCGGCACCTCCTGCGCCCGGTCTGCTGCTCCCCGAGACGACGCAGACGACGCGCGACCTCAACCTCCTCGCGGCCGCATACAAGGCGCAGCCCGAGGACGTCGCCCGCTTCGCCATCCACCACCTTGCGCAGGCCGTGCGCCGCCGCTGGGCGGCCGCAGGCGCCGCGCAGGAAGCCCGCGAGAAGCAGCAGGCGTAGGCCGTGCTCGCCGCGTTCTTCGCCACTGCCGCTCTCCTCGCGCTCCTCGGCCTCTGCGCCATCGCGCTGCCCGACCTCCCGAAGATCTCCGGGACCGTCGCCCTCGTGCTCACTCTCGCCGCGCTCGGCGTGGCCGTCCTCCACTGAAGGACCAGCTCATGAACTACGTCACCTACGGCGGCGTCACCGTCGGACTCTGCCTCCTCGCCTACCAGCTCGTCACCTGGTGGCCCGGCCGCAAGCAGCTGACGAAAGACCCGCTCAAGCACGCCGCCAGACTCGCCCCGTTCCTCGCGTCCTGGTGCTACGGCTGCCTCACCACCCTCGGCATCGGCGGCCTCATCGGAACCGCCTCCAGCGCCACCCTTGGGCTCTCCAACTGGCTCGGCGACGTCGCCCTCGTCTGGGGCGTCGGAGGCAGCAGCGGGCAGCTCGCGGGCCGCGCAACGTTCGTACCGCTGTCCGGGCCCGGCGTTGCCCTGGTCCTCATCCTGACCGCCATCTTCATCGCCGCCGTAGCCAAGGCCAGCGGCGAAGCCTCATCCGTCCTCAAGCGGGGCGCCTGGTGCGGCATCTGCCTCGGCACCTCTGCGGGTGTGGCCGGGTTCGCCGCGGTGCCGCTCGCACGAGCCGCGAACCTGCTCGCCGACCACGTGTACCAGGCCGTGTAATGGGCGCCGCCAAGGACACCGAGGAGCCGTCCCGGACGGCCGGCGGATGCGTGCTGCTCATGCTCGCGGGCGTCACCACAGCGGCCGTGTTCGCTGCCTCCGAGGTCGCCGGGATCCTCGCCCTGTGGATCATCGGAACGCTGCTCCTGTGGCGTGCCGCCCGTCGTCGAATGTCCGATTCGCCCGCCACTCCCCCACCGAGAGGGGGTGCCCCCTCTGGCGACGTTCACGCAGTTGAGCGCCTTGAAGTCGCGAGAGTGGTCCCGATCGCAGAAGGGGTTGCCTGCATCCTGCATCCAGTCCGCGAGGAGGAGGTGAACGACCAGTGATCCGACGCCTCTTGACCGGCCTCGGCATCGACCACACCACGTACTACTGCGCCAACTGCGGTGGGCCACTTCCCCGCGGGCCACTTCCCCTGCGAGTAGCCCATCATGAGGGCATGGAGTCGCAGATCATCCGCCCCGGCCACCTCACCGCCCACCAGGTCGCACGGCAGCTCGGCATCACCCTCGGAGGCGTCCGCCTACTCGTCCACCGCGGGCAGCTCGCACGCTCCGGCGGCACCGTCGGACAGCCCTGGTACAGCGTCGAAGACGTCACCGCCCTCGCCGCCAAACGACAGACCCGCAACGCAGCTTGACCCCAGGTCAGCGACGTGTAACGCTTTCGCCGTACAACTGTGCCCAGATGCGGCACCATAGACGCACGCGAAGCCCCGGCCAATCCCCCCGGCTGGGGCTTCGTCGTGCTCCACGTCCGCCGCCTGGCGAGGGGTATGGAGATCCTCCACCGCGCTTGAACACGGGCCGCGGTGAGCGCTGCGACCAGGCGGCGGGCATCACCCCGCAGGTCACAGGACAGCCACACCGTCCCCACGACGCCCCCCAACGGCGCATGATGCCCTCTCAGCATCCGCAGCCCTTGGGGGGACCATGGCCAGCTATAGCGACGTGCAGAAAGCCGTAAGAGTCGAGAAGTTCAGGATCTGGTTCGCGTGGGCGTGTGGTGGCTGGGTCGGCCTGGGCGTGGCCCTCGCTACCCAGCACATCCACATCGTCAACGTCGTCACGCAGGTGCTGTTCGTCGGGCTGGGGGCGCTGTCCACCATCGCTGCGGTGCGGATGTCCAACGCCCTCAACCGCAAGGCCGAAGCCGCCCGCAAGGAAGTCCTCGGCGACGTGTAGTCGGAGGTGGCGCCCGTGGCCGGCATACGCAACGGGCGCCCGTACCGGCGCCTCGTCGCCGCACAGAAGGCCCTCGGCCTGCCCTGCTGGATCTGCGGCCACAACATCCCCGCCAACGTCGACGGCCGGCGCCACCCGCTCGCCTTCACCCTCGACCACGAGGAGCCGCTCTCCAAGGGCGGCAGCCTCCTCGACCCCGCCAACGCGCGCAGCGCACACCGGCGGTGCAACAGCAGCAGGGGCAACCGCACGACGACCCGGCCGAAGGCGGCACCGCAGCGAGCCTCACGGAGATGGTGAGACTATGCCGAGCATGAGTGATGAGTTGGTGCGGTGGCTCGGCGAGCAGCTCGACGAGGACGAGCGGATCGCGCGCCGAGTCGAGAGCTCGTGGCGGCAGATCGGCGAGACCGGTGTCATCGTCGCCTCGGATGGCGACCGGGCCGAGGAGTGCGCCAACGGTAATTGGGCTGGCATTGCCGAACACATCGTCGAGCATGACCCGGCTCGGGTGCTGCGCGAGATCGAAGCGAAGCGGGGAGTGCTCCGGCAGCACGAGGCAGTCCGCGGGCAGGTCCGCAATCCTGTCAGCGCCGAGAACAGGCGGGCCGCCCGGATCGCACAAGGCGAACTGGAAGACGTCGTGCGCCTGCTCGCCGTGCCGTACAGCGACCGGCCCGGCTACCGCCAGGAGTGGAAGCCGTAGCAGCGAGCCTCACGGAGGTGGTGACCGTGGCGTCCGGCAACACCACGGGGATCGTCCAGTGCCCCGCGTGCAAGGAACCCGTGACGTACCCGGTCCGGGTCCGCCACCTCAGCAAGACCGAGATCGGCGTATCCATCGATCCCGCCCCGATTCGGGAGCACATGGCCACCCACGAGGCACGCTTCACCTTGGAGCTACCGCCGACCGCGAGGTGACGCCGCGTGCTGATCGTGGTCACCGGCCCGCCGGCCGCAGGCAAGAGCAGCTGGATCAAGGCGCACGCCAAGGCCAACGACATCGTCATCGACCTCGACCTGATGGCACTGGCCATGGCTGGCCCCGGCGCTGACCACCACGCACACGGTGAGGTGCTGACCAAGGTGGTGCACCGCGCCCGCTACGCAGCCATCGACGAGGCGTGCCAGCACCTCGACAAGGTCGACGTGTACGTCATCCACACGCAACCCAGTGCGAAGGCGCGAGCGAAGTACAAGAGGCTTGAGGCGCGCATCGTGACCGTCGACCCTGGCAGGGACATCGTGATGCAGCGGGTCAAAGCGATGCGCCAGCCCGAGATGGAACGGGTCGTCACCCGGTGGTACAACGCCCGCCGCGGCCAGGTGCAGGGTGCGATGCCGCAGGCGTCACGCCGATGGTGATCATGATTGGCGAGCCGGGCCTCACCCATTTTTGGTGGCCTTCCCGGGCGACCCAAACGCCCTTCTCGCCCGATTTTTTGCGCGGCGATTTTGAAAGATCAATCCGCGCGAACTCGGTTCGACCGTTTTAGCAACCGTCACTCCGTGTGACCGCCTCGCTATTTCCGCGAACCGGGTCCGAGTGAATTAGTGGGGGCGATCATGAGCGTCGCCGACGAGATCGACTCCGAGCTCGCCGATCTCCATGCGCACGAGACGTCGCCCGGCATGGCGGCCGTCGCCCTCGACCTCGCGAAGGCCATCGACGGCGTAGACGCCCCCACCGCCAAGGCCGTTGCCGCCCGCGAGCTCCGCTCGATCATGTCCGACCTGCGCAAGCTCGCCCCCGTCGGGGAGAAGGGGGACACAGTCGATGACATTGCTGAGCAGCGAGCGAAGCGCCGCGCCGCCGCCCGCGCCCAGGACAGTCGCTGACGGGCCCCTATACGGGTGGCAGGAGCCACCGATCCAGATCGCGCCGCCGTCGGTGTCGAGCGCGGGCCAGGAGGCCATCGACCTCGCGGCCAAGGCGGGCCTACAGCTGGACCCGTGGCAGCAGCACGTGCTGCGCATCGGCATGGGCGAGAAGCCCGACGGCTCATGGGCAGCCTTCGAGGCGGCGGTCAACGTCCCGCGCCAGAACGGCAAGGGCGGGATCATCGAGGCCCGCGAGCTCTGGGGCCTGTTCATCGGCGGCGAGGAACTGATCCTCCACTCGGCGCACGAGTTCAAGACGGCGAAGAACGCGTTCAAGCGGATCGAGCGCCTGATCCGTGGGTGCCCTGACCTGCACAAACGCGTCAAGGCGTACAGGTACACGGTCGGTGAGGAATCGATCGAGCTGCACACCGGTCAGATCCTGCGGTTCATCGCCCGCTCGAAAGGCTCCGGCCGCGGCTTCACCGGCCACTGCAACATCCTCGACGAGGACATGATCCTCGGAGACGAAGCGATGGACGCCCTGCTGCCGACGATGGCCGCGGTGGAGAACCCGCAGATCTGGTACCTCGGATCGGCGGGCATCGGTGCGCAGTCCGTGCAGCTAGGCCGTCTGCGGCGCCGAGCCCTGGCCGCGATCGAGGTCGGCGTCCCGGATCCATCGCTGGCCTACTTCGAGTGGTCCGCCAACCTGCACGTCGACGAGTGCGCGAAGGACTGCGCCGAGCACGACGATCCTGCCTCCGACGAGACGGTCCTGAAGGCCAACCCGGCCGTCGGGTACCGGCTGACGCTGGAGAAGGTGGCCAACGAACGGTCAACGCTCAGCGCGGCTGGCTACGCCCGTGAGCGGCTCGGCGAGGGCGACTACCCGTCCGACGAGGCGGATACGTGGCAGGTCATCGGCGAGGACGCGTGGCGGGCGCTGGCGGCCGCGGAGTCAACGCCGTCCGACCCGGTGGCGTTCGCCATCGACATGACGCCGGAGCGCTCGCACGCGGCGATCGCCGTGGCCGGCACCTGGCGCGGCGGCACGCACGTCGAGGTGGTCGACCACCGACCGGGCACGGGCTGGATCCTCGAGCGGGCCGCTGAGCTGCACGCGAAGTGGCGGCCTCGGTGCTGGGTCGTCGACGCCGGCGGTCCCGCGGGATCACTGATCCCTGACCTGCAGGAGCGCCTCGGTACCGAGGTGGTGCAGCCGAAGGTGCGCGAGGTGGCGCAGTCCTGCGGCCAGTTCTACGACGCGGTGACCGAGCAGACCCTCTCTCACCTCGACCAGGCGCCGCTGACGGCCGCTCTGGCGGGCGCGCAGAAGCGCCCGCTGGGCGATGCGTGGGCGTGGGCCCGACGCATCGTGAGCGTGGACATCAGCCCGCTGGTGGCGGCGACGCTGGCCAAGTGGGGGCTTGGTGTCGAGGTGGAGGAAGACACGGACCCGCTCGACAACATCTGGTGAAAGGGGGTGCTCATGCCCGGCAAGGAACCGCTGACGGTACGGCTCGCCGCCCCGTTTGGGGCGGCTGTGGGCGCCGTGTGGCGTGCTTTCCCGGTCCTGCTGGGCTGGGCGCTGGTGTCCGTCGGGGCATGGCTGGCGTGGCCGCCCGCGGGCTTCCTGACCGCCGGGGGGTTGCTGCTGGCCGACCAGGTCGCCGACCGCCTCACGACCCGTAGGAGGCCTGGATGAGTTTCCTTCTCGGACGTGAGCAGCGTGCGGGGTCGGTGTTTCCCAGCCCGCCGATTCCGCCGAACTCGCAAGCGGGCGGCATCGGCTCGAACTACGCCCGGGTGGACCTGTCGCGCACGGAGTCGTCCCTGCAGAAGGTCGCGGTCTGGTCGTGCGTGAACCTGGTGGCGACGATCGCCGAGACGATGCCGCTGGACTACTTCCCGCGCCCGCGGGATCCGCAGCCGCTGCCTTCCTGGATGGCCGATCTCGGCGGTGACGGGCACGGCCTGCCGGACTGGTTGTACCAGTACGCGTATTCGTCGATGCTCCGCGGCAACGCCTACGGCCTCGTCGGGGCGATGGACAGCCGGCGGGGCTCGCCGACGCAGATCGTCCTGCAGCATCCGGACCTGGTGCACGTGCTGCCCGACCAGGACGGTGTTCCGCACTGGTGGATGAACGGCCTGCAGGTCGACGCCGACAAGGTGTGGCACCGGCGGGTGCATCCGGCGCCCGGGCAGATGCTGGGGCTGTCGCCGATCGCCCTGCAGGCCACCACGATCGCCACGGGCATCGCCGCGCTGCAGTTCGGCTACCAGTGGTTCAAGGAGGGGGGCCACCCCTCCGGGGTGCTGACCACGGACAACGACCTCAAACAGGAGCACGCGGAGACGGCGAAGGCCCGGTTCATGGCCGCCATCCACGGCCGCCGTGAGCCTGCCGTTCTGGGCGGCGGCTGGAAGTACCAGCAGATCCAGATCGCGCCGAACGAGTCCCAGTTCCTGGAGACCAACCAGTTCACGGCGGCCGAGTGCTGCCGGATCTTCGGGCCCGGCTTCGCGGAGATCTTCGGATACGAGACGGGCGGCTCGCTGACCTACAGCAACATCGAGCAGCGCTCTCTGGACCTGCTGACGTATGCCGTGGATCCGTGGCTGGTGCGCATCGAGCGGGCCCTGTCGGGCCTGCTGCCGCGCCCGCAGACCGTCCGGTTCAACCGGGCCGCGCTGGTCCGCACGGACCTGCTGACCCGCTTCAAGGCGCACGCGATCGCGCTGCAGAACCAGTTCGAGACCGTCAACGAGGTCCGCGAGCTGGAAGACCAGGGGCCCGTCGAGTGGGGAGACAAGCCCACCGCGCCGCCGCCGGCTCCCGCCAAAGTCAGCCCGCTTGGAGGCCACTGATGACCGATAAGAGTGCGCGCGCCTCCCTCACGGGCATCGTGCGCCGCGCCTACCCCGTACACCTGGAAGCCCGCGCCAAGGACGGCGCCTCCGGTGTCTCCACCGTGTCCGGCTACGCCTCGGTCGTCGAGGAGCCCTACGAGATGTGGGACTTCCTCGGCTCCTACGCCGAGGTGGTCCGCACGGGCTCGTTCACGAAGACCCTGTCCGAGACCCCCCAGGTGCAGCTGCTGCTGAACCATGGCGGCCTGGCGATGGCGTACACGAAGGCCGGCACGCTGCGCCTGTCGGAGGACTCGACGGGCCTGCACATGGAGGCCGACGTCACCGCGGCACGCTCGGACGTCCAGGACATGCTGCTCGCCCTGGAGGACGGCAGCGTCGACGAGATGAGCTTCGCTTTCCGTGTGACCCGCCAGATGTGGTCCCCGGACTACGACCAGCGGGACATCCTCGAGGTCGACCTGCATCGCGGAGATGTCAGCGTCGTCAATTTCGGCGCCAACCCAGCCACGTCGGTACAGCCCGCGCTGCGGGCGGCCGACTTCGACAAGCTCGGCGACGACGACGCCCGCGCGCTTTATGAGCGCCTGCAGCGCCGCCTCTCGCCGCCTGGGGTGCCCAAGCCGACGGCCGGGCATCCGCTTTCGCTGTACCAGGCACAGGCTGCCGCACTGGCCCTGTAGCTGTTTTTCGCCTGCACCACCTGACGCGCCGGACCCCACGCCGGAGCGCGCTTTCGCGCGCCACCACCTGGGGCACCACCCGGACGGTTCAGCGGGCGCGACCCATCCGATAACCCCTGAAGGGAGCGAGCCATGCTCGCCTACCTGCGCAAGCAGATGACCAGCGCGCTCGAAGCCCGGGCCGCGCTGAAGACCGAGCTGGACGCCATCGTCACGGCTGCGGAAAAGGCTGGCCGGGAGAAGCTGTCCGCCGACGAGCAGGGTGCGTTCGACGCCAAGCGCGCCGAGATCCGCGCCAAGGACACCGAGCTCGAGGACCTCCAGTCCCGCGTCACCGAGCTGGAGGAAGACGAGAAGCGCTCCGCCACGGCCGCCGAACTGCGCGCCAAGTACGGCCAGAACGCCCCCGAGGGCCCGCGCGTCGAGGTGATCTCCGAGCCGAAGACCTACGAGCGCGGCACCAAGCACTCGTACTTCCTCGACGTGGTCCGTGCCCAGCTGGGCCGCGGCGACGGCGACGGCGGCGTCACGGCCGCGCAGGACCGCCTGCGGCGCCACACCCAGGAGCTCGACGTCGAGATGCCCAAGCGGGAGCAGCGGCGCACGGCACTGGCCGAGCAGGAGCTGCGCGCCGTCGACAAGGGCAGCGTGTTCGAGAAGCGCGTCAACCCCAACAGGGTCGACGGGCAGGGCGGTTACTTCGTGCCGCCGCTGTGGCTGGTCGACCAGTACATCGACCTGCCGCGCTTCGGCCGCACGTTCGCCAACACCGTCCGCAACCTGCCGCTGCCTGCGGGCACCGACTCGGTCAACGTGCCGAAGGTCGCCACTGGTACGGCGACGGGCGTGCAGACCGCCGACGCCGGCACGGTCACCAGCACGGACATGACCGACACGTTCGTGACGGCGCCGGTGCGCACGATCGCGGGCCAGCAGGACATCGCGATCCAGCTGCTCGACCAGTCCCCGGTCGCGTTCGACGAGATCGTGTTCGCCGACCTGATCGCGGACTACAACCAGCGCCTCGACACCCAGTGCTGGTCCGGTTCGGGTGCGGCTGGGCAGCTCAAGGGCGTCCTGAACGTCGCCGGCATCAACGCCGTCACGTACACGGACGCCACGCCGACGCTGCCGGAGACCTACGCGCCGCTGATGCAGGCGCTGTCTCTGTCGGCGAAGAACCGCAAGATGATGCCGACGGCGGTGTTCCTGACCCCGTCGCGCTGGTTCTGGATGGCCTCTCAGCTGGACTCGCAGAACCGGCCGTTCATCCTTCCGGAGACGAACGCCCCCTTCAACCCGCTGGCCCTGCAGACCGGCGGCGACGTCGAGGGCCCCGTCGGGCGGGTGCTCAACTTCCCGCTGCTGGCCGACGGCAACATCCCGTCGAACCTCGGCGCGGGCACGAACGAGGACCGCATCGCCACGATGCGCACCTCCGACCTGTTCCTGTGGGAGGGATCGATGCGCACGCGCGTGCTGCAGGAGGTCCTCTCCAACACGCTGCAGGTGCGGCTGCAGGTCTACAACTACGCGGCGTTCATGCCCGACCGGCGCCCGGAGACGATCTCGGTCATCTCCGGTACCGGCCTGATCGCGCCGTCCGGCTTCTGATCCACACCGTTTCGCGGGCCCGCTACCAGCTGGTGGCGGGCCTGCCCCGTCTGGAAGGGAGAGCGGCATGCACGACCGCATCGCCGAACTGCGCGGGCTCAACACCGAGCTCGGGAACTGCGAGAACGGACCGCGCCGGGAGAGTCGGAGGGCCGCGGCCGACGACGTCCGGGCGGAGATCGCCCGTGTCCGGGGAGAGCTGGAAGAGCAGGCGGCCGGCCTGGAGGAGCAGGCCAAGGAGCTCGCCGAACAGGGCCAGGACGGCATTGCCGGGCAGGCCACCGAAGAGGCCCGCACCATCCGCGAGGCCCTCGCCGAGGACGACGCCCACCGTGGCGGCCCGCAGGCGGAGGAGAACGCTGCCGACTCGCGGCTGAAGCAGACCGCGTCCGGTCGCGGCGCCCGGGCCAGCAAGAGCTGACGGGAGGGGTGAGCTGTGCCGTTCGACCTCGGCGACACCGCGCGTTTGACCGCGACCTGTAAAGATGCGGGCGGCACGGCCACCAACGCCGTCGGCGTCACACTGACCATCGGCCTGCCGGACGGCACGACCGCGACCCCGGCCGTGACCAATCCCCCGGCGGCCACCGGCCAGTACTCCTACGACTACGTCACCACCCAGGCCGGACGGCATTTGATCCGCTGGGTGTTCACCGGCCCGGCCTGCGCCTACACGGACGTCCTCGACGTGCGCGAGGCCGCGCCCCCGCTGTTGTTCTCCCTCGCGGCGGCCAAGGCCAAGCTCGACATCCCGGCGACCTCGACGGGCGACGACGAGGAGCTGCGGGAGTTCATCGAGGCCACCACCCAGTGCGTCGAATACTTCGTCGGGCCCGTGGCCCGGCGGACGGTGCAGCAGATCGTGCGGGGCGGCGGATACGCCGTCGTGCTGCACACCCACCCGGTCCTGTCGGTGACGTCGGTGGTGGGTATCCAGTCCTGGCAGCTGCCTATCGACGTCAGCGCGCTCGACATCGACCCGGACACGGGCATCGTGCGCCGCAAGGACGTCCTGCCGTTCTGGCCGGGCGAGTACCGGGTCACCTACACCGCGGGACGGTTCGTGGTCCAGGCGAACGTGTCGCTGGCGGCGAAGCTGATCCTTCAGCATCTGTGGCGCACCAATTACGGTGCGGCGCGCGGGCCTTCCAGCAGCGACGACTACAACGTGACCGAGCAGGTGCCCGGCTTGGGTTATGCGATCCCGAACCGTGCGCTGCAGCTGCTGCAGGGCGATCGGCAGTTGGAGGGCTTCGCATGATGACCTCCCGTGTCCCGGCCGCCGTCGACGCGCTGCTGGCCATCCTGCGGGCGGCGCCCGCGCTCGCCGAGGTCGCCATCGTCGACGGGCCGGAGGCGTTGAACTACACCCAGCTGCGGCGCCTGTACGTCGGATGGCGTCCGGACGGCGAGGCCGCCGTGTCGCTGCAGCAGGAGTTCAACGCGGCCGGGGCCCGCACCCGCAATGAGGCCTTCACGATCTCCTGCTACGCCGAGGCGCGGGCGGGCGACAAGGACATGAAGGCTCGCCGCGACGAGGTGTTCGCGCTCGTCGGCGAGGTGGAGACGGCGCTGCGCGCCACGAGCGCGGCGCCGACGGCGCCGACGCTGAACGGCACGGTGCTGTGGGCGCACCTGACGGCGGGCGACCTGGCCCAAGAGCAGGCCGAGGGCAGCATCGCGCGGCTCGCCTTCACGGTGACCTGCCAGGCCCGTATCTGATCCACCCCACCCAAGAAGGAGTACTGCCATGGCGCGTGTGCGCTACGTGGGCTCGGA